AAAAGCATACGTTGGATGTAAACTCAAACCTGTTTCTTTTTCCATTAAAGTGTGTTTTTTTAACATAAGAGATTCCATTAAAGGATCTGCGTAAAAAAAAGTATCAGCATTATATGTTAATGATTTTTCATCTTCAAAATTATTAAAGTTATTATAATGTCTATCTTTACAATATTCTTTTAAAATACTTATTTCTTTAGAATTAAAAAATTTAGGTATTTTTATAAATTTTAATTTTTCCATGACACTAATACATATCTTGTTTTGTTTACTTCTGAAACAGAGTGAGGGTATAAAAAATTAGAAGGAAATATTACCGCTCTTCCTGGAGCAGGAGGGATCATTATAAATTTTTGTGAAGTTGTAGGATTATGAAAAATTAAATCACCACCTTCAAAATCATTATTTAAAAAATAAATAAGACTTAATGTTCTTGGAAACGATGTGTGGTTATCAGTATGTTCTGTATAAAAACCTCCTGGTTCATATTTTAAAACTTCTAGACTACAAATTTTAGTAGTTGAGGTGCCTTGATTAAAAATGCTTTCGTATTGTTTAAATAAATTACTTATCGTATAATTCCAATAATTTTTCCAATGAACATCTGTATAAGAATTTTTTTGAAAAAACCACGTTTTAGTTTTTCTAGCATCTTCTTTTAACTCGTCTCCTGTTTCTCCTACAACAGTTGCTTTATTAAAATTTAAAATATTACAGTATTGTAAGAAAGAAGATATTATTTTAAGGTCTACAGTATTATCATACACTCTTATAAAATCTTTTAACTCCATTTTTTTTTAAACCAATTTAAAGTTTTATAAGTATGAACAAGTAGTTTAGCAGCATTTAACCCTCTTATTAAAGTATTTTTTTCTTCTTCAACAATATGCATTTTCCAACTTTCTCTTTTAAAAGGTATTACCTGCACGTATGGCGTGCCTCTTTTTATAACTGATTCTAGTTCAGGATATTTATCACCATTAATAATTATAGGAAAATTAATTGTATTATTATAACTATCAGTATCAACAATTCCAGAGATTATTTCAAATCTATCATCAGCATTATTTAACGGACTAACAAATAAACAAGAATAACCTGGAGCTGTTCTTATAGTAAAAGGATTTAATATTTTATAAAAAGGTAAGTTTTTATTTTTTTTATGATAAGGACATTCTTCTCCTAATTGATTTTTACCGTGAATTTCAGGACGAGCATTAGTATTTAAATTTAAATTGTAAGCATTTAAAACATCTACAGCTTCACCCATAGAGTATCTAAAAGAACTATCTCTTTCTTTAACTTCTTCATTATACCAATTGTGTTTTATGTATAAGTCTTGATTCATTCTTAATATGTATCCTGCCGTTAAAGAATCTAAGAAAGGCATACAACCTTTTATAGTTTTGAACTCTGCGTTGTGTTCTAATTTTTTGTACCAATTAGGTATGTTTAATTTTGCTGGAATAGGTAAAACTTCTTGTAAAGTTTCATAACATCCTTTTGGATATTGAAATTTAATTATATTGTTTTTAAACATTTATATGCTTTCTCGATCTTTATAACAGACGTATTTAATAAGTAAACTTATTAAAAAGCTGCTAAACAAATGTATGTACCTGCGGTAATCATTTGTTTTTCTAATGAATCTACATTATCTGCTAAGCTAGAAGTATCATATGAATTAACCCAATTTAAAGCAGAATTTGCCTCTGTAATTTTAGAGTGGTTAGGTTTACTAGCTACTAAATCTGTAAGTGTTTTTTTGTAATCTTCAAAGTGTGCTAAAAAATTATCTTTAGTCGTTTGAAAATCAAAAGCGTCAGTTACATCATTAAATGTAGGTGTGCCTTCTGACATACTTAAATATTTAGATCCACTAACCATAGCATCATAATCAGAATCAGAAATATCTATAAAATTAAATTGTGAAGATGGCATATCTCCAACTACATACTGTTCATCAGTAGAATTTCCTACTGCCTTAATTAAATTAGATTCATCAGTTCCAACATTATTAAATATTAATTTAGCCATATTATCCTATATTTTCAAAAATTTTAACTGAACCGTTTTGTCCAGTTGTTGATTTTCCTCCTGCAGATCCTCCACCTGATGGAAAACCATTGTTAGATATGTTTGATATAAGAGTATTGGTTGCCGCTGTTCCAGCAGTTCCTGGTGTGTTTGGAGAGTTGTTTGTATTTCTACCTGGTCCACCATTTCCGCCATTAGCAGATAAATTAGTAGCTACACTTGATGCCCCTCCGGATCCACCTGCATGTCCACCATGCGCGAAACTAGACCCAGCTGTTCCACCAGAACCTACAACTACTGCTAGAGTATCTCCACCACTTACAGGATGAAGAAAAACACCATAACCACCACTTCCCCCTGGAGGTGCACTAAGGTTTTCATTGGCATCTGCGCCTCCGCCTCCACCTCCGCCTCCAACAACATACGCTAAAACTGTGCTAGTGTTGTTAGAAACTGTGTGGTTTGCGTTACCTGAACTATTTTGATAAAATTTAGGAGCAAATCCTCCGCCACCTGCAGAACCTGTTGCTGCAGAAAAAATTCTACCTTGAGAGTCAACTGAAATATCAGCTGTTGTAAAACTACCTGTTGCGGGTTTAATTATTCGTGGCATTTATCCTCCTAGTCTACCATCTCTACATAGGAAACATGAAAAGCTAAGTCATTGGCAGCACCAGCTGTTACAGCAATTATGTCTGTTTCGTCTAAGTAGATAGGTCTTGCGATTAAGTC